CAAAAGATGCTGAAAAGCGCACGCTACTTTCCCAGCATGTCCGGTGTCCAGTATTTCCCGAATCGCGCACTGGTTCATCGCGCGTGGTGTGTGTGAGCTGATTGTTAGCTTGACTGTTAGTATACACAAGGTTCGAAAACGAACTTTGCAAAGTTCGAAAACGAACCTTGGAAGGTTCGAAAACGAACAATGGAACTCCCGCATCATTTTCCGTTTTCGAACTATGAAGAGTCCCAACAGTTTCAGCTATCGAATCATCATTTTTGTCCGAAGTTGTAGAGACAACTTCAACATTGGCGTTTTTACTATTTTCATTTCTTAATTTCTCAAGCTCCATTGCATTGACCGAGTACCATATCGTCCGCTTTGAAGAACGCAGTTGCATGGTCACGATGATTTTAGCATCTGAAAGAATTTTGACGGATTTCCGTACGCTGTACTTTTTTATGCATAGATCGTCGGATATGGACTGTATAGTGTCCTCCATCCAGTATCGCCCGTCTTTCATATACCTTTCATCTTTATGGTCGATATGCCAGTTCATCGACCAGGTGATCCGGTTCAGTATGATCGCAGCCTCAACGCCAAATTTTTTGGCAACACGACGATCGAACACGACCACGTTTTGCCTATCGATTGCGGGTATCCTTTCACTTACCATAACCCTCCCTTCCAAAAACTACTGTGATATAAGCCCGGTGAAAGGGTATGGGTGATACGGAAAAAAAGCAACGCAAAAAAGCGTTGCAAACTATCCGATCTGATAGTAGACAACAAATGACGTTGACAACGGGAGGGAAAAATGGAAATTTCAACATCACTAAAAATGAGCGAATACCTTGATGATCATGGCATAGGATCAAGCAGCCTGAAAAAAATTCTGATATCTCCTGCAGATTTCAATGCAGGATTTTATAGAAAAAACGATGCGACTAAAAGCACTGATTTTGGGACTGCGGTGCACACGGCAATTCTAGAGCCTCATCTTTTAAATGAAACTGTCGCCATGCAGGAGGATGATTGGGGACCGAAAAACAGGGGCGAAGGGTACAAGAAATGGAAGCAGTTCAAGGAGGACAACAGAGGGAAGATCATCCTCGATTATGAGCAATCAATGCTATTGAATAATGTGAAGGAAAAGTGCCTCACGACTCCGAGCATCCGAAAGATCCTTTCATCAGGCGATCCGGAGACAACGGCGTTCTGCGAAGTGAACGGAATACGATATAAGGCAAGGACGGATTGGATCGACGGGGACGGTATCGTATGGGACGTGAAAACATCCCGCGGGGACTTTTCGGACGACGAACTTCAGAAGCTCGTTTTCAATCGCGGATATCATTTTCAAGCGGCCCACCAGCTCTGGGTTTTTGAAAATGCTGGGATGCCACTAAACGGCTGGGGTTGGATATTTGTCTCAACCGAGACGGATGCGATTCATGTCCTTCCACGCAGGTGCTCAGGAGATCTTTTGTTTGCTGGAATGCAGGATCATGCACATGCAATCCAGCTGCTGGAAAAATGCATGGACGCCAACGAATGGCCAGGCTACGATACGAACATACTTGAAATAAATCTTCCAACTTACGCGAGGAAATTTTATGAACTACAAACCAGCGCATAGAAACCCTGTCCCTCAGGCACTACAGGACGGCAGTCTGTTGTCCGACATCGAAAGGATGGGACCAGAATTCGCGAAGGCCCTTCCCGAGATATCCGGGGTCACGCCGAGACGTCTCATAAGGACAGCCATGACAGACATCAGGAGGAATCCAGAGCTTGCAGAATGCGACCGCGCGAGCCTTTTTTCAGCCATAATGACATGTGCAGAACTCGGACTTGAGCCAGGCAGTGGGATGAACTATGTCCATCTCATACCGCGAGAAAACAGGAAACTCGGCGTGAAGGAAGTATCCATAATAGTTGACTATAAAGGCTTGATCGTTTTGATGGAACGTGGCGGGAACGTGACCGTCGATTCAGGAATAATTTACGAGAAGGATCACTGCATATATAAAAGGGGAACGAAACAGTGTCTGGAAATTGAGCCATATTTAGGCCCTGAGGATCCTGGCGAAATAATAGCGACGTTTGCGATCGCGAGATACAAGGATGGGAGCGAAAAAATTGAGGTCAAATCGAGGCGTGAAATAGATTTCATAAGAGATAAGTTTCAGCCGAAAAACGAATATGCAAGAAAGTACCATCCATGGACTCAACATTTCCCATCAATGGCGAGGAAAACGGCGATCAGGGCTTTGGCGAACTACATCCCGAAAAATGAGCATGTTTCTCGGGCAATCGAAATTGAAAATTCATTCGAACGAAATATGGCCTTGCCACATTTAGATATAGGCGCTATAAGCATTCCTGCTGGGGAAAAAATTGAGGATCAGCCTGAAAGCTTAGAGTCTCATGAGAATTCCAGCGACGATATGGTGAGTGTCAATAACCTCATCGGATCGGAAAAATAGCATGAAAAGGGCTTTGCCCTTCAATTCGGCATGCTGCGGGGATACTCTGACTGCCGTCCAGGCATCCTTCCGGAGATTCATAACTGTCCTTTGATCCCCGCAGCATACCATTTTTTTCTGGGAAACTGAACGACTGGCCAAAAAAAATTAAAGTTTCTTCCCGTTTTTCCGAAACATGGAATGGAAGGAGGGTTTGAAATGAAAAAAACAGCAATGAGTATTACTTTTTTGGCATTTTTAGTCTCATGCGGTGTTCCCCTCGATTCAGCTTCCGAGACAAAATCATCGGATTCCGGATCGGGCATGACAGTCGCTTTGGCGGATGATACCGAACTTCCACCATGCTCACAGTCAAACGAAAATCAACTGATATACATCATGTCGAGCGAAAAATTCCGGATGTGCAGATATGGATCATGGGTATCTATTGAGATAAAAGCAGATCAAGAAAAACACGGTTCCATCGATTCTATTCGTGATATCTCATCGATTCCAGATGATTTGTGTCCAGGATCAGATGCCATTTGCGCGTTCAAGGGCGGTCAAATCACGAGATATGTTGATGGTACGATATTTCTTATGGGAAGCATATTGATGACAATCATCGATTATGACATATCGAACGTTGTGTCGTACATGCACACGCCATCAGCTTTTTTTGCCGACGGATATGAAACGATAGCATTGACCTTGACGCCTCATTTTCAACAATCTAACGCAGACATGTTCAAGGCTCTGTACATGTCGTACTCAATACCGGACGACATCGTGGCGATATCAATCGATGGAAATGGTGACATGATTTTTGACGACGATTCTGGACTCGCCATAGCATACCCGAAAATTCTCAATTGACTTATCCACAACATGCCTCAAAATATCGGTAGTCAAAAACTATCAATATTTTGAGGTGCAGCATGGCTACAGACCAAACCTTAGACTCAGTAAACAATTCGCACGTTGGCGTCAACCAGTCCGTCCCAGCATGGGCCACCGGGCAAAAAGAAGTGATGGATATTCAGCATTCAGCACGAAATGACAAATATTCCGAACTTGCGTACCAGAATGCGATCGTGAACCAGAATCTCCAAAACCAGTCTGCGCTCGACGAGCTGAACAACAGCCGTGCGCTGAACATGGCCTTCAGAGGCGCTTTGATGGAAAGGCTCGTGAAGCTCGATCCGCTCGATGCGGCTTCAGTCGCGCAGCTTCAGAAGTCCAGCAGCAACGGCGACGTCCTTTCCCTTCTCAGCCAGCTTTCTGGCGGGCAGATGGGTGCGAAGATTGCTCAGTCAACTCCTCCGACATCCGCTGCCGACACGGGCTTCAGCTCGCTTCTCGCCATGCAGAATACGTTGAATTCGCAGAACTACAGCAACAACCAAACAAACGCATCTCTCGCTGCGGCCCATGCGGCGCTCGCGACAATTTTGATGCGAAACGTGACGAACGGTCCAACGAATGCTGGCCCGGTCGGCACTCCAAACGCAGCATGAGGGCATAAATGGCAGATTTTGATATTCTGAAGCAGAACGACATGGCTCTGAAGGTCGCATTCGACGAGATTGAAAAGAATTTCGTGCGAATAAAAAGCGCATACGAGGAGAGGCTCAATCAGATCATGACTGCTTTCGAGGAGTCTCAGAAAAATGATGCGGCCAGTCTCGGAGAAATTGCCAAAACTCTGGCCAATATGTATCCGCCCAAAGAATGATCATTTCATTTTTCCGATATCTACCGGCCCAACGGAGATGATTTCCTCATCTCCGTTTTTCATCCTTCTTTTCAAAATGATTTTAAGAACTTCGATCGACTCGACCAGGCTGTCGATCTGATCTGCATAAAATTCATTAATTTCATCCATCTTTTCATCAGGATAAGTTGTCTCGTGTATGATCATAATCCCTCCTTTTAAACATTTTTCGGAGGATCCGAGATATACTTTAGCGGTTTTTTTTATCCATATAACTATTTATATTCATTAGTATTAACTCTTTTTCAGTCCTTTTTTTTCTTCGATTTTCAATCCAGAATTTCAAATTCTGAAAAAATATTTTCCACATGGCCATCCTCGTGCGATAATCCCGTGATATCAATATTTTGCAGCATGGTGAGACTTTTGGCAAATCCTCGGATCATAGCTATAATAGACACGCGCGAACAGCTTCCTCTTTCTCTCGAATTTCTTGACGGAGAGGCCATTCCGACCGAGCGCGGGACTCTTGCGACGGGCGATTATTCCATAAAAGGGCTTGAAAACCTAGTCGCTGTCGAGCGGAAATCCCTGCCTGATTTGATGGGATGCATCGGCCGGGATCGGGAAAGATTCGAGCGGGAAATTCAACGGATGAAGGGAATTCCTTCGAGGTGTCTGGTCGTCGAAGCGAGCTGGGACGAGATTGGCCGAGGCGAGTACCGATCTAAAGTCAATCCGCGCGCTGCAATCGGGACGCTGATCGGCTGGATGGTTGAAGGCATACCTATCGCCATGGTTGGAAATCATCAGGCTGCAGGCCGGTTTGTCGGTAGATTTCTTTCAATTTTCGCGTCTCGAAAACTTCGTGAGCTGAAAGCTCTTGTGCAAAAATGATAATTTGATAATATAATCGCCTCGGTGAAAGGCGTATGCACGGATCCGATACACTGGCTGGATCCTTAAAAAGATTCAGCCAGTATCATATTTGCTTTCAGACCATTTTTGTGGTATCAAATTCAGGCCGGTGAAGGAACGGATGGTATATGTGAGAGTGTGACATCTGAACCGGATCCGGTTCGAACATCGTCATTTTTAGTCTTCAGCATCGTTGCTGGAGATTTTTTTTGCCTTCTTGCCAGTGAATTTTTCCCATCGTTTGATTGCCATGCAGCAATAGTGTGGATCAATCTCCATGCCATAAAAGGATGCTCCGCATTTTTCAGCTGCAAGCATGGTGCTCCCCGTGCCAGAGAACCCATCATATACAGATGTCCATATTCACTCCACGAATTGAAAAATAAATCAACTACGGTTATATTAAAAATGAATTAAAAATTGTACATATTTTCAATATAAGCGCAACATAGCGAATATAAAGAGAAAAATGGATAAAATTATCACCGTGGATCAGGGTTGATATGGGAAAATGGGAGAAGGGGAAATCAGGAAATCCTGCAGGCCGACCACCGGAGTCTGAGGATCTGCGAACGCTGAAGAAGTTGAACAGGACGTTCATAGAAATGAGGCTGACTCATTGGCTGCGAAAGCCTTTGAACGAACTCACGGAACTTCTGAAGGACAAGGATCAGGAGGCCATAGACCATTTCATATGCAAAATAATTCTCATGGGCATAGTGCATGGCGATCACAAGCGCCTCGGATTCATCTTCGATCGTGTCGTCGGAAAAGTTGTCGAGCAAATCGAAACCATAACCGTCCAACCATTTTTAATTGAAGGCGAAGTAGACGGGAAAACGCGAAAAGTGACTCTCGGGAGCAAGGAGAAGGATATATGAGCAGAAACATTGGCGATCTTGTGCGGGATAGATTTTGGCAACCGAATTCCGCGACTACTGAATTTGAAATTCAGTGTATCACGAATCATATGTTCCCTATTTCAGAGCGAAACGGATCCCTATCGGCCTACACGCATGTTAATAAGTTCGGGCGCGTTTTGAACTATGGAACATCAATCGTTGACGTGAACGACCAGTCGACTCCCAGCGTGTATTCATGGCCGACGTCGCCTGTTACGCTTGAAGCGATTTCAACATCAGCGGATGACACTGCCGCGGGTGACGGTGCAAGAACAATTGTCGTACAAGGACTTGATGCGAACTGGGAAGAGCAGGAATCCACCATAACAATGGCCGGCGCTTCAGCATCAACCGCAACATCCGAGTCCTATATCCGGATCCACCGCGCATATGTTGCGACAGCGGGGACGTATGCGGCGACGAATGCCGGAGGTAATGCCGGTGTGATCACAATCAGAACATCAAGCGCGGGACAGACACACATTCAGCTTCTGACGACGGTGACAGGATTGGGTCAAAGTTTGGTGACAAGATATACTATTCCTTCCGGCAAAACAGGATATCTTATTCATGCTGCATTCAGCAATGCCGCAGTCGTGAATAAATCATCTGATTTTTATTTGTTCAGGCGCGAAAATGGAGATGATTCAACCGCTCCAGTATCATCCAAAAGGATTATTGAAACATTCAACGGCATATCTTCTTACTTCGATCGCGAATGGACGGTTCCGATCAAGCTCCCAGAAAAAACAGACATATGGGTTGCTGCCATCGGAGAAGGATCCGGAACGAATTCTTCCGCAACATTTGACATGATTATGACAAATAACTGAGGATGTATAATATGCTTGTTATCGCTGAGATAGGATCCAACTGGAAATCCCTCGATACGATTTTAAGATCGATCGACATGGCGAAATTATGTGGAGCGGATGCCGTCAAGCTTCAGCTGTACGACCATCAAAAGCTCTATGGATATAGGCGCCGGATGGCTGGATGCCTTGAACCTCACCATGTTCAGCATGCGTCGGAAAGAGCTAGAGAGAATGGGCTGAAGTTCATCCTATCGGTTTTCGATCCGAATGACGTTTGGGAGGTGAGGAGCCACGTCGATTATATAAAAATCGCATCTTCGAATAGCTCTGATGTCCTTCTGCTCCAGTCTGCTGCCGAGTGCGACAGGCCAATCATACTTTCTACAGGAGCATCTAGCATATCGGATATCAGAAGATCCCTAGGCACGATTTCCAGCATTCGCAATGATGATATGGATACGACTCTCATGTATTGCGTGAGTTCTTATCCCTCCGTCGAAAATGATCTGTCGGTGATATCGCTCCTGAGGATAGAGTTCGGCCTTCCTGTGGGCCTGTCGGATCATTCGCTGGACGTGTTCAACTCTCCGGTTATTGCAAAGGATGTATACGGTTGCAGCATGATTGAGAAGCATTTCAAGATTTCAAACATGGGAACGCCTGATTCTGGACATTCCCTTGGCATGCATGACTTCGAGCGGATGACGAGGCGTCTTGCTTCAGGCATGCCTCGCGAGATGCCGAAGTGCGAAGGGGAAGAACACATGCTTTTGAAAAATAAAGTCAGGCTTGTTGCGATCGATTCGATCGATCCAGGCGATACGTTTTCATATGGAAAAAATTTCGGAATTTTTCGCTCGAAAGAGCCTTGCGAAGATCCGATGTCACCATATGAATGGATGAGCGTAGATAACGCAAAATGCTGTGGATTTCTTTCCATAGGCGACTCGATAAGGCGTGTGCATGTAGAGGGCTTGAAAGATTGAGATCATTTAAGGCTCACAGTCTCAAGCAGTCTACGGCCCTATTTTCACAGAAAAAGATCACGATAGCTGCCACAGGAGTTCAATGGGGGAAAACCATTTTAGGTGTCGTGTGGCTAAAGATGCTGATGCATCAGTTCAATGATCCGGAAGATGCCTTTATTGTTACCAGCCCGACTTACAAGATCCTGTCGCAATCTACCCTACCGCCATTTTTGAGGATGAATGAAGATATAGGGAAGTACCACGGGCAGGAGAGTTCATTTCAAATTCGCGGAGGCGGAAAGGTCTGGTTCAGGACAAACCATGATCCAGATTCTGTTGTCGGAATAACAAACGTTCGAGGGATCCTTTGCGACGAAGCCGGAAAATATTCGAGATACTTTTGGGACAATATTCAAGCGCGTTCGAGCATCTGCAAGGCGCCAGTGATGATCGTAACGAGTCCATACTCGTTGAACTGGCTCTACAAGGATTTCATCAAAAAATGGATGGCTGGAGACGAGCACGTTCATCAAATTGCAAATATCGTCATGGCCAGATCGGATGAAAATCCTTATTTCCCTAAAGAAGAATATGAAGAGCGAAAGTTGACGATGGATCCGCGCCGGCACAACATGATATACGGCGGGAAATTCGAGAAGGCCGAAGGACTTGTCTACAGCCATTTTGATGAGAAAATTCACGTCGTAGAACCATTTTCTTTACCGCACGGGACGAGATATTTTGCAGGCGTGGATTGGGGGTATACGGATCCATTTGTAATAAAAGTCAGGGCCATCACGCCCGATGGAACTCACTACTCGATTGCAGAATTTTATAAAACCCAGCTGAGAAGCGGGAAGATGGTTGAAGCTGCGGCGAGATTTGCCTCAATGTGGCCTATCGAGACTTTTTTTTGTGACCCGTCACGGCCTGACTACATATCTGAATTTTGTGCGCATGGCTTGACTGCTGTCGGAGCAACAAACGCCATACAGATGGGAATAGACAGGCACCATGAACTTATCATTTCTGATCGATACTACGTATTCGCTGGAACATGCAGGTACACGCTTGACGAGTACGAGATGTATCACTATCCCGAGGAAAAAGAATTGAACCCAAATCAGGACGGAAAGGACGAACTTCCGGTCGATCAAGCGAACCACTGCATGGACTGTGAACGGTATGTCACATATGGGACATGGGATGTTGTGAAAAGAAGAAAACGTGATATAATCACCGGGATAAAAACAAATGATGCGTTTTTTCCGGCTGCTCCTGATGACAGGAAGTTGTTAAAAGAGAAAAAATATTGGGAAAAGGATGGATATTTCGAATGATATACCCCTATCACTGCGAATGTGGACACGACTTTGAGGTATACAAACCGGTTGGCGACATTGAAAACCAAGAGATGTGTCCGAAATGCAATGCTGTAGCAATGCGCGTTATCGCACGTAAAGGCCATTTTTACGGCGCAAAAGTCGAGGACGCAGAGTACTGCCCAGCGATGGGTTGCGTCGTCAAAAATCAGAAACATCGCAGGCAGCTGGCAAGGGATCGAGGAATGGTAGAGGTAGGGAACGACAGCGGCGAATATTTCAAGCGAATGGAGCGGGACAAGCAAAAAGAAACCGAAAAATTTTATGATGAGGTTGCAAGGGGAATTTGATGCCAATTTCTCTTATTGAAGAGCATAAAATAATTTTTGATTGCCAAAAATATTTTGAAATGAAGCTGATGCTTCAGATCGCTGCGGGAATAATCGCTTGGTATTTAATAACATATTTAAATAAATGCGCCAAAAAATAATTATGGGTTGGGAACTTGCATAATGACTTTTGAAACAATCAACATCGAAAACGAGTATGGATCATCCGAACTGGATGGCAGAGGCCCGGATATTGACGACGAAGAGGCTTCCGAAGTCAGAAAGTTCATGAAGGAATTCTACCGGTACAAGAAGTACAGGAGCAGGTACGACAAGAACTACATGGACTACTACAAGATGTTCAGAGGCGTGCAATGGTCCTCTAGACGCCCATACTGGCGGAACTCAGAGATCATCAACATGATCTGGCAAGTCATACAGTCTCAGGTTCCTCTTCAAACCGATGTTCGCCCTACATGGGAATTCGTTGCCAAGGAGCCGAACGACGTAGAATTCGCCGATATCCTCAACTCAATTGCAAAAAGTGATTTCGGTCAAAAAAACTGGATGAACGTGCTGCTTGAAGTTATTTATGACGGATGGATCTACGGGACATCCTACAGTTCAATGGAATTCGATCCCTCTTTGGATCATGGGCTCGGTTCCGCTGTATTCAGGTCTGAAGATCCGTTTTATTGCTATCCGGATCCAGCATCAACTGACGTCAATTGCCCTGACAGCAGAGGTTTCTTCCGGGCGAAGCCGATTGAGACATCACGTTTGAGGGAAATGCATCCTGATCGAGCTGACATGATCAAGCCTGATGTTCGTGATATCGTTCGCAAGGAACGGACTGAACTCAAGGATTTCAAACTCACTCATTTTTCCAGCGATGTCGATCTTCCTGAAGGCACGTACGGATCGATCTGCGACAATTCGAAGACCGACATGACTTTCGTGATCGATGGATGGTTCCTTCCGAAAGAAACGGTCGAGGAGGAATTCGAGGAGGAAGGAGAGGATGGAAGGCTGACAAAAAAATTCCGGATAATGAGGAAATGGCCGAGAGGCCGAAGGATCAGGATTGCGAACGGAATGATGCTTATCAACAGGGAACTAGACTATGAGGACGGCCTGATTCCATTTTCCAAGTACAACAATTATATACTTCCGCGTGAATTTCATGGGGTGAGCGAGGTTGAGCAGCTCGAAAGTCCACAAAAGATTTTTAACAAGATGGTCTGCTTCACGCTCGACGCCTACGCGATGACTGGAAATCCAGTTTGGATCGTCGATAGAAATTCCGGAGTAGACACTGATTCAGGAATCGTGAATGTCCCCGGATCCATAGTCGAGAAAAATCCGAATACGGAAGTCAGGCGACTAGATGGAGCTTCAATTGCTCCCGGCGCACTTGGAATCATTGACCGATTGGAATCCTGGTTCAATACGAACGCCGGCATATCCGACTTGCAATCAGGAGAGGCTCCAGGAGGAGTCACTGCTGCAAGCGCGATCGAACAGTTGATATCAATCCAGCGTACGCGGATCCGGCAGAAGCAGCGAAACCTGGACACGTATATGAAAACAGTCGGGCGTCAATACATGAACCGCGTTTTGGAATTTTATTCTGTGCCAAAGATATTTAGAATAACAGCCAAAGATGGATCAATCATTTTTCGAAAATTCCGAATCGATCGAGAGGCGGACGAGCAGGGCAGGATGATGCGTGTAGCTGTGTGGCAAGACGTCAAAAAAGATGATTCGGACGATAGTCAGGACGTAAAAATGGTTGAACTGCCGGTCAAAAGGCTCATAATCAAAGGTGATCTTGACATAGATGTAAAAAGCGGTTCCAGCTTGCCGTTCGAAATAGCAGACATCGAAAGAAAATCGTTCGCGCTTTTCGATCGAAACATAATTGACGAGGAAGAAATTCTGGAACGTCTCGATGTGCCGAATAGGGAAAGGATCCTTCAGAGGCTTCAGGAGCGAAGGGAAATGATTGCGGCACAAGAGCAACAGCAGCAGCAGCAGAAGGGATGAAAGATGGGATGCAAGAAGGGCGGAAAGAAACCAAAGAAAAGATGAAAGGCGAGTCATGGACGGACAGGAAATGAATCAGGGCCAAGCAAATCCTCAGAATCTTCCGGGTGACATACTGGTAGGCATGAATGCTGTCGGCCAGGCTGCTCAGGATGCTGGAGCACCGCAAGAGCTTCTTCAAATTCTTATGCAGTCTATTCAGCTGTACCAGCAATTCCTCGAAGGAATGAGCCAAGGGCAAGGGCAAGGGCAAGGGCAAGGGCAGGGAGGCGTGAGCCGGGTCAATACCATGGGCGAGGTTGCCAGCCCTGCAGGAGTACGATGATAAGGATCTTTTGATGGAAGAGAACTACGGAATATCCGAATCAGATTTTGCGATCACGGATCAACCGTCGGAAAATGAGGATCAACCTATAAAGGCATCCGAAATATCCGGCGATGAAAATAGTGAGCGGCTCTTCACATATACGGCATCGGGAAAACAGGTTGAGGAACCTCTTGAAACCGTTCTTAAGCGTGCATCCATGGGATACAACTACGCCCAGCACATGAACGAGTTCAAGTCCCAGCGTGCCGCATGGGAAGAATCGACGAGAGAGAAAGAGGCCAGAATTCGGGAACTGGAGCAAAAATGGTCGCCATACGAGTCCTATGCGAAGGAAAACCCCGAATGGGCCGAACATGTCAGAAGTTCATGGGAGAACCGCACAGGGGGAGGATTCAACGGACAGCAGTCTCCGCAATCTACGCCCGAGCAGGTGCTTCCGCAGCATGTCAGGCAGGAGCTTGACGAACTTCGCAGCTTCCGAGACGAGTTCAAGGGTTTTCGGGACAGCATGAGACAGCAGAACGAGGATCATGCGCTCAAGCAGGACATAGATTCGACTGTCAGCGAGTACAAGAATTTTGATTTTTCAAGGTCTGATCCAGAAACGGGCAAGACTTTGGAATATAAAATTCTTGAGCACATGCAGAGAAACGGAATTAACAGCTTCAAGGCTGCATTTCGGGATCTTATGTTCGATGAAATAGTCGGGAAAGAAGCTATGAAGGCTAAAGAAGAAGCTGCGAATGCCATCAAGCAGCGGAACCAGGAAGGTTTCGTTGCGGAATCCAAGGAGCCTGCTTTCAAGTTTTCAGGCGGACAGCCGAAAGCACGATCCTACTTCGATTTGGTCGAGGAAGGTGGAAGAGAGCTTGGCATGTTTTAACATTCCATGGAGGAATGGATCATGGCCGTATCGATAGATCAGTTGACTGCCATTACGCACAAGAAAATTCTACCACGTCTATATGACAACATTTTCGACAGCAATATTCTTCTCAAACGCATGTTGAAAAGCGGACAATATGTCCCCATTGACGGAGGGGCAACCATCGACGTTCCTCTGAACTACGCAACAACCACAGCATCTGGCTGGTATCAGGGTGCCGAGACTCTTAGCACAACTGATAATGAGAATATCTCGGCTGCGCGCTATAACTGGAAGTCCGCATATGCGGGAATTTCCATCACTGAAGAGGACGAGCTGAAGAACTCTGGCAATGCCGGTGTTTTGAAGCTGCTCGCATCGAAAGCGATGATTGCCGAGAAAACCTTGAAGGATACTCTGGGAACCGGTCTATACAGTGATGGGACTGACACAAAATCAATCGTCGGGCTGCGGGACATTTGTGCGACAGATCAGACTGTCGGAGGAATTTCGCAGGCAACCAACTCATGGTGGCAGGCTCAAGTCGATTCTACAAGCACGACTCTCACTATGTCTGTCCTTCAATCTCTGTACGAGGATGCCACCGTAGACGTCGAAAAACCGACGGTTGTGACCGCAACTCGCGCGAACTACAACCGTTACTACAACCTTCTGCAGCCGCAGCAGCGGTTCACGGACGACATGACTGCGCGAGGAGGTTTTCAGAACCTCATGTTCAACGGTGTACCTTTCGTGTCAGACAGCTATACGCCGGCGAATCATGTTTTTATGCTGAATGAAAAACACCTGTTCTTGTGGTATCAGCCGCAGCGAAATTTCAGCGCAGAAGCGTTTCAAAAGCCGATCAACCAGCAGGTTAAGGTCAGCAGGATCATTTGGATGGGTTCTTTTGGATCATCTAACAACAGGCTGCATGCCGCCGCTACAGCACTCGCTGCTTAAGGAGGATCGAAAATGACTTTTTATTCGCAGAACCCTGTTTTGTTTTATGGCATCTCGCATGTAACGGCTACTCTCAGCAGCAAGCATCCTGAAGTAGGTACAAGAATCACTCATGACGGTGAGGAATACGTTTGGGCATACCATGATTGCAATTCGGATATTGCTCCATCCTACATGGTACAGCTGCAGTCCGGAGCAACCGGCATGAGCGTGACTATCACCAACACGACGAATACGGGTCTTCCTGTCGGCATCGTCAAACATGCGACTCTCACAACGAACACCTACGGATGGTTGCTCACGAGGGGTCACGCGACGGTCGAGATGACTGCGAACTCCGGAACCGTTGCTGTGAACGGATACCTGACCGTCGGTGCAAACGGAACAGCCGCTCCGTCATTGGTGCAGACAGCTCTCACTACAACCGATGGTGCGACCATCGAAACGATGCAGCCGATCGGGCAAGCTATGGCCGCGATCGTTTCTTCGGCATCTGGCTCAGCGTATGTTTCACTTTATTGATTTTTGATTTTGGAGATTTTCATGGATGTGAGAAACATCATCGTCGAACTGAAACCATATATACCTCACGCGCCAATTGCTGTAGGCGACGCTCACAGGAGGGCTTGCAGCAATGATCAGGTGACGATGGAAAAATGGACTGAGACATGGGTTTCCAACATTCGGGAAAATAAGAAGCGCTACTCTTCCTTTGCAGAGCATTCTGTTGGTTCACTATTTGGCACGTTCTCACCCAGACCTTGCATTATCGCAGGGTCTGGGCCTTCCTTAAAAAAGAGCATCGGCATGCTAAAGGATCGCCCTGAGGACATGCATCTTGTCTCATGCCTGCACAATTTCCACTACATGGAGGATCATGAGGCAAATCCTGACTTTTATGTGTCGCTTGATGCCGGCGAAGTGACGATCGATGAGGTTTCCGAAGGTGGAAAACGGGATCCTGAAGAGTACTGGGAAATAACGAAAAATCGAAAACTTCTCTGCTATATCGGGACAAGCCCAAAGCTTCTTGAAAAATGGCAGGGCGAGGTCTTTTTTTTCAACGCACCCGTTCCGCACGATGATTTCAGAAGCCGTGTCCGCGAAATCGAGGATTTCAACGTCTGGGTTGAGTCCGGCGGGAACGTTTTAGGAGCCGCGACCATGATCGCGAAGGGCTTTCTCGGGAGCCAGATCAGCATATTCATTGGTTCAGATTTTTGTTTTTCAAATGAGGAAAAGCGCACCTTTCATTCCTGGGACTCAAAATATGATGCCGAGATGGGACAGTGCATCAGGGCTGTGGATATCTATGGGAATTCTGTCACAACATGGCCGAGCTATCTGAATTTCAAACTGTGGTTCGATTGCGTTGCTCAACGGATCCCTGGAATTTACATCAACAGCTCGTCACAAGGGTGCATGGGATCATACCCCGAGGGAAACATCCAGCAGATCGTACAAATGCCGCTGAAAAGCGCATATGAAATGTTTACTGTACACCATCATAAACGCAAGCAGGCTGAAGATCCTTCGCAGCCAAGCGATGTTGTTTATATTTAGGAGAAGAAAATGGCTTATACGACATCACTCATTGCCCAGACAGTTTTCGGAAACGAAAGAATCCAGCACTGGCGCTGGACAGCCGATGCTGCTACTGGGGTCGTCACGACTGGTCTTGACTACATCTACAACATCAACACAGCATGTCAATCATGCTCGACTGCTGCATTGAAGTTCGCGATCAACGAACTGTGCGCTGGAACAGCATCGGTCGGAAGCGTAGGAGTTTCCGGCGCAGCATCGGGTGATGAGGTGCTTGTCACAGTATACGGGAGGTAGTTCATGACTACTGTGGGACCGGTTCAGGCTTTTAGCGTGACGATTGCTTCAGCAGTCACCTATTCATCCGCAGTTGACCTTGGAGGAAGCCACGGAAACATCATGATCGGCATTCCGACCATGACAAGTGCCACGGACATATTCCCTTTGGTTTCAGACTCTGCTTCAGGAACATTCAGGCAGGTCTACAACGAAACGGTTGCGGCAACGACTACACCGACAGCCGTAAACTATGACAGTTCAGTGACAAACTGCTATGTCCCACTGAATTGTTCAGCGAGATACATCAAGCTTGGGTACACCTCGGCAACAACCGAGGCATCCCAGACTTTCAAGTTTTTATGCGGAGCTAATTGAGATGATTGACAACATGGTTCGTGTATACAACAGAAACGCATGGGATTTCAGCCAGCGATTCAAGGGCGATGATATTAAAATTCCGGCAAATTCGTTTATAAAGATGGATTATGACGAGGCTGTCATGTTTCTCGGATCCTATTCCGAAATGAAATATGACAAGGGTGGGATGCAGGATCCGCGATCGTATAAATGGCTTGAGATTGATAAGGATGACAAGGAAAGGATCAGGCGTGACAGAGGCGTTTCTCCAGGAGAAGACAGCAAAACCTGGGACTGTCAATCATGCGGCAAAACTTTTCGGACCGAAAAAGGATACCTGAACCACATTAAGAGCAAGCATCTGGATGAAATGGTGGACAGCGAGAAGCGAGATGAGATACTTGACAACGATGACCTTGACGGGAGTGAAGAATGAAGTTGAAAGGTCGTTGGGCGATGACTCTATACGGTCCCGATAATGACATCAAGGAGTCCCGCGATGGAACCAATGTCATCACAGAGGACGGGACGAGCTTCATCGCTCAATTTCTTGTGAGTGCGGCTGCGGCTGCATCGACTTTTACGATGAACTATATTGGAATTGGGACGGATTCGACAGCTGAAGCAAGCTCGAACACAGCCCTTGGGACAGAACTTGACAGGGCTGAAGCAACGATTTCCTTTATCTCCGGATCGATCTATCAAGCCACGGCGACATTCGCTTGCGGCTCGACATCGGCGGGAGCGATCACCGAATACGGAATCTTTGATTCCACAACCGGCGGGACCATGCTCAACCGTGATGTCGAGGCAACCATAAACAAGGGCGTCAATGACGATCTTGTAGTCGTGTGTCAGGTGACAGTGAGCTGAAACCCGCCATTTGGGCGAAATGGCAAATTATTCTATAACAATCGGCAATACTTTCAACGTCTTCGGCGGAGGCAAAACCAACCGCTGGGGAGATTCCTATGGATCGGGCACGACACTGACATGGCAGTCAGCCGGAATCGCTACTCAATTCAATTTCTGGGGATCCCAGAATGATTTGGAAATCAGGGCAACAAAGCTCGTATCGAACGATCTGGACATGTCGTCGACTGTCGGAAAGGCTGTGACGAAACAGGTTGATGATGTTCTTGACATGACGTCAACTGTCGGAAAGATCCCGTACAAGGGCCTTTCGGATCAGCTGGCTGTTGCAACCACCATGTCGACCATCACAAAAATGATCGGAAATTGGACATACATATATCCAGACAATCAGACGAATTTCATCCAAAGAAGCATAGTTGACTGGTCTGCCAATTCATCGGCAGAAACTACATGGGCGACGTCGGTCGCGGCCACAACATCATGGACGGAGGCTTGAAAATGGCGCTGACCGTTGGAGACATACAGGAAAGGGCTCGCGAAAGATATCATGCTACGGGCGACAAGTTTTTTTCAGATAAGATGCTTCGCGCACTGATTTTCTCAGCTCAGGACGAACTTGCGAAAGAGGGCTGGGTTATTGAAAAAACGCTCACAACTACGTCTACAGCATCAACGAGAACGTATGCTTGGCCTGAAAATACGTTGGCAATAAAGGAAGTCAGATACGACAACAATGCGCTTCAAAAGCGGACGCTGAAGGACGATCCGAAAACATCGACGTCCGATCCGACCGGGACGCCAAGAGAGTACGCCGTTTGGGACGAGGAAATCATCCTGTATCCGACACCGGACACGACTGGCGACACCGTTCAGATAAGGACTTATGCATATCCGCAGGACATATCAACCAACACGACTCCGCTAGAAGTACCTCAGGAATACCGTGACGATCTTATCAATTTTGTTTTGGCCGAGATGGCTCTCAAGGATCAGAACACAGTCATGGCGGACAGGTATGCTATGAAATGGAACGACTCTGTTGAAAAATCCAGGCAGCAGCGGATGAAGAGGCTCCGTGCAGACAGGCCGGCGAGGGTTCGCGACACATATTTCGGCTCCGATTCAATTCCCAATGTCGATGAGGTTTTTTATCGTGGTTTCTAAATCTACTGTTGTTTATCCTGAACGCGGAAGGATCGGGCTCGATGGAGGTCTGAACAACAAGTTTGACAGGCAGTGGATCTTGGAAAACGAGACTCCGGATTGCCAGAATGTCATATTCGGCCAGAATTCCGTCGAGACACGAGGAGGAACATCACTTCTCAACACTGCTCCAGTCGGATCCTTCATATGCGACGGACTTTATGTCCGGCACGATTCATCCGGCGCTGAAACGATGGTCGGATGGTGGGACGGAACTCTGTACGATCTTCAGGGAACATCATTCATCTCAGTGACCTCGGCGAAATGCATTTTCACAGCTGGCGTAAAAGTTCATTCGACGGAATACGAGAACTACCGATTCTTTACGAACGGATCGAACCCCATGTACAAATGGAACGGTTCGGAGTTCACGCGAGGTTCAGTCCCGGCTCCAGATTCAACTATGACGGCAGCAACGGCGCCTACAGGAACAGCTTTGTCCGGTGTCTATAGCTATAAGGTCACATACGTCAACAGCAATCTGGTCGAATCGGACGTCTCGCCGGTTTCGAATACGATCACGGTTGCATCTCAGGATGTCAGGCTGACATCGATCCCGGTTGCTCCGGCATCATTTGGTGTGAACAGCAGAAGGCTGTACAGAACTGAGGACGGAGGATCGTCATATCTCAGACTTGCGACCATATCCGATAACACTACAACTACATACGACGATGGCATTGCGGACGCATCGCTTGGCGTGGAGGCGCCGACGGATCAAGGCGAGATTCCGACGACGGCGACATCGCTCATATTTCATCAAGGCAGGATTTTCTGCATCGACACGGCTGACAATCTTGTCAAATACTCTGAAATCGGAAACCCATATGTTTTCAAGGCGACGAGTTTCAGGCGTCCGGGAGATACAAGCGGAGACATTCCAAAAGCTCTCGGTATTTACGAAAACAGCGTGTTCGTTGGATGTGTTCGATCTAACTGGCTCATATACATGCCGGATGCAGATGATACGAACTGGGTTGATATCCGGATAAAGTCTCCATACGGTTGCAAGAGCCCGTTCGGACTGTTCAACTACAACAACAGGCTCATGTTTCCGGCGATGGAAAACGGAAAATTTGTCGGATTCGCTGCGATCGCTGGAGCGACAGTTGAGCCAACGACGACTCTTCTGACTGTTTCAGCAGCCGGATCGGATCTTAAGTCCAACGTGATTTCTGAAGATATGGACATGATCCCGGAATCAAGAGTCCCGAACATATCCGCTGTTGTTTTTGGGAAAAACGCATATATAGCTGCGACATATGAATCAGGATCGACAAACAACAGGATATATTTATTCGACTATTCGTTCGAAAATCTGTCTAAGAAGCAGGAGTTCGCATGGTCGAGATGGACAGGCCTGAATCCTGCTCATTTTGTCGTATACGACGGAAAACTATATCATGCGTCCGATGATGATGTCGGAAGCGTGTACCTGATGAACACCACGACTTACAACGATTCAGGCACTGCGATAGATTCCTACTACTGGACAAAAGATTTTTCAGGAAAGCCAGGGCATGAAAACATGTCGAAGGATTTTCGATGGATTTCCATCCTTCACGAGCAATCCGGCGACTACTACATGACTCTGACAAAACGAATAGACTCGACCGGAGGCGTAGGATCCACAGATCAAATCGATTTGGATCCGATAACTTCCGTATGGGGAACCATGCGCTGGGAAGAAGACGAATGGTCCGCCGGAGGCGAGCAGACAGAATCAAGAATCAGTCTCGGTGATCTTGCGGTCGCTAAAAGGATCCAGCTCAAGTTCGACAATCAAAACGCAATCAATCAGAAATTCAAAATAATCGGCATCAACCTTGAGTACAATATAAGGGGGAGACGTTAATGGCTATTGCAAGCGATGCTGTGACACGCAGGTATGAACTCCTCAGGAAACGGGCGAGGCAGGAAACTCAGGCGTCAACTCAAGCTCAACAGGAAGCTCTTCGCAGGCGGTTTGCATCGATCGGGAGCCTTGGATCAGGAGCTGCAATAAAATCAGAGCAGCTTGCTGCAGAGGCTGGAGCAAAACAATATCGAAAAGCGGCTGAAGACATCGGCATGCAAGAGCAGGCTGAAAGGCAAAGGCTTCAGGAGATTGAAGAGGCTCGCAAATATCAGACATCCGAGCGTGAAGCTGGACAGGCTTTCGGCGCAGAGCAGGCGGAAAAATCCAGGCTTTTCGCAACCGGCGAGCGGATTGGAGGCCAGCAGTTTGCAGGCCAGCAGGCGGCGCTTCAAAGGCGATTTGCAACCAGCGAGCGGATTGGAGGCCAGCAGTTCGCCGGCCAGCAGGCATCTTTGCAGAGATCGTTCCAGAGAGGCGAAAGGCTTGGCGCACAGGATTTTGCTGCAGGCGAGTCCGCAGCGCAGAGAGCCATTCAGGAGAGGGCTTTGACGGAGCAGGAGAGGGCGGCAAAGGCTGGCGAGGCGTTCGCAGAAAAACAGCTGCTGGTTCAGAAAGATCAGTTCAATGAACAAATCCAGCAAACGGCACTGAGCAGAGAGATGCAGGAGCGAATAGCGACCGCTGATAGGGAATGGCAAAAATATGTATTCAATAAGGAATTTCCTGAAAATGTTCGAATAGCGAACGCAAATATCGCAACTCAGCGGCAATTGATCGAGCAGGGCGGAGGTGGAGTATTCGAATCGATTTTCGGAAGAAATTCCGAAGGTCAGATATTCCCAGGGATCACAAGCGGGAGCCGTGATGTACAGACTATTGCACGGTATGCCAACCCGATTATTACCGGGACAAGCAATATTGTTTCAAAAGCATTAGGACTTTAGGTTGGAGGCTGAAAATGACATTGAGAAACGTTCAAATTCAACAACAGCCAAAACGTCCTTTGCAGGATGCAGGACAACTAGCGCAGCTCGGAGGCATGGCCTTGACACTGGCCGGTTTCCCGGTTGGCGGGCTCATTTCGGCTGGGGGAACTGCAGCAGGCATGCTCTCGCCTTCACAGCAGGCTCCGCAAGGCGTCAGATCTGTCGATACGACGGCGGCAGTCCAGCGTCGGATGCAGAATCGGGATCAGGATAATGATGCAATTCTTAAGGAAGCGATGATTGCGCTCGATGAAATTGAACTTCCAGATGAGACGAAAGCAAGGCTGTACAAGCCTCTCATGCAGGCGAGACAAAAAGGAGGGTTTGCGTAATGGCTATTACACAACAGGTTAGACTCCCGTCTAGAGGAAGTACCACAGGGCCTTTGGATGTTTTGATGTCTGGCCTAAAGATCGCATCAGGCATCTACGGAATAAAAACCGCCGAGGAGCAGGCCGAGGCCAGAGAACTCCAGCGCGAGATGGATAAGCGGAATCTCGAACTGAAGGAACAGGCCGGGCAACGTGCTGAACGACAGGCGATTGCATCCGAAAAGCGACAGGAAGAATTGCTTGGACTTGAGAAGGATAAAATTGCTTTTCAAAAGGAAATTGCAGAAAGAAAATATAAATCTGATGTCATAAAAAAACAGGCCGATATTTTTGCTAAAGAGGCAGAAAAGGAAGTAAAGTCACAGGATAGGACTTTTACTAAAGTACAGAGTCTCGGGAAAAGATATGACCAGGCTTCAAAAACATCAAGGGAAGCGATAGAAGGATTTCAAAAAGTAGAGTCTGCTGCAACGACACCAAACCCATCAGGTGCTTCGGACATGACTTTGCTTTTCGGGTACCTGAAATCGATCGATCCTGGATCAACCATCAGAGAATCAGAATTCAGGGCAGCCTCAGAGACACAGCCGATACCTGAGAGGATAGAGGCCCTGAGGCAAAAACTTCTTTCAGGTGATCTGCTCGCGCCAGAACAGCGTAAACGTATCTTGCTCGAATCGAAAAGGGCTGTATTCAACCAGCTGAAATTACAAAATAATATAAATAATAGGTTTAAAAATATTGCGGAAAATTTTCAAATTGATCCTGATCTTATAATTGATCCCATATTCGGAGAATTTGTTGAGAGATTTTCGAAAGAGGTAGATGTTGTAGCTGGCTTGCAAAAAAAAGCCTTGCAGACTGAAATAAAAAGTCCTGCTCCTGAAGAAAAAAGCCTTCAAATGCCTGTCATGCAGGCAACCTACGGAGGCGGGTATCAGATCAGCCCGACGATTCTTCCGAAAGCAGCAGCGCAGCCTCCATCTCCTCCATCTCCTCCATCGTTTGTCAATCCTCCTCCGGAGACGGTGACCTACGGCGGAAGGACAGTGACGACATCTCAGCAGGATCGGAAAAAGTTGTTTCTACAGCAATATCTGAGGGGAGATTTAGACTGATGGGCAAGCTCAACCAGGCTGATGTTCAGGCGCTCGACATCCTCGTGTCCGGGACTGAGGACGAGGATACGAACCTTGCAATCCGCGACAAGCTCGGTCTGAATGACGATGACATCCGTGCATATTCGGAATCGCGTAATGTAGATCCCGAGATTGCTGAAGCAGTGCAGACAAAAATCTATGACAAGATACGATCCCAGAAAGACCGTACTGGCATTACGCAAGAGCGTGCAATCTGGGAGGGTCTGAAGCAGGGCGTGACGTTCAAATGGTCGGATGAGATTGAATCATCATGGGATACTATGAAGGAGTATTTTTCCAAGGGCGGTGACTATAGCGAAATATATGAACGGAAGGTCAAAAAAAAGCGCGAAGACATCAAGGCTCTGGAAAAGAGATATCCTCTCAACTTTATTGCCTCTGAGATCATTGGAGGGCTTGCGGTTCCTATTCCCGGAGCGAGCCTAAAGTCGGCTGCGACGCTTGGGAAACTGGCACTCGAATCCGCTGCGACGGCAGCAGGAGCAGCGGACGCTCCAGTCATGTCCGGTAAATTTCTTGAGCAGACTGCGGCCGGAACGGCGATCGGCGTCGCAGGAGGAGCCCTGCTTGGAGGAGTCGCGAAAGGAGCGTCCAAGCTGGTCGAAAAGGGCGCCAGTCCTACAAAAAAAGCTGCGATGGCTGTCAGCAACATCCTTTTTGATCTTCCTCCAGCCTATACGGAGAGGCTGTTGGATCCTCGGACTGCCAAGAAAATTCTTGATCCGAAAAGCCCGGAGCAGATAGTCGACACGATCGAGGATCTTGTATCCAGGATGTCTGATGATGCGGAAGCCTTGAGCATGAAGGCCCAGAGCTTTTTATCAAGAAAGTTTGATATCGACACGAACAGAATCGTGAGGGATCTGAATGATCTTCCTTCAATGAACAGGATCGAGCGCAGCACTATGGGAGAAGCGGAAGCTGCGAAGAAAGAACTGGATAGGTCGATGGCCGACTTACTCAACAGATCGAAAGATGGAATGATATCCGAGAAAAACCTGAAGCAGTTCATACAGGATATCGATCTGGAAATTCCGTGGAACAAGAACGAATGGAAACTTAAGGACAGGATCCTTTCTGAAATACGTGCAGAGGTTGACAACTATGTTCTGAAGGGCGGAAATAAGAAGTATGCAGAGGCGATGATCCCAGTCGCTGAAATCATGCGGAACAGGGCAGAAATTTCAAAATCATTCTCTCTCAAGAGGAAGGGATATAAGGCTGTTCCGACCGATGCGACTTTTTCTAAAGTCAGGAATTTCTACAACGTTGCTGGGAAATCGAAAAAGCCTGTCAGCGAGAAGGCCCTTGCGAAGGCGGATGAACGATATGGAAAATCCATATTGGAAGACATTGAGATAGGGCAAATTGCTGCAAGAACCGAGGGCGGCATGGCCGCAGGATCGAAAAACGTCCTTCTTGGGCTTGCCATGGGAAGCATGTTCGGTGCGTCAATTTGGGGAGCTGTTGCTGGCGCTGTAAAGGACAAGTATGGCCGGAAACTTGGGAAGCAGTTTATTCCAAAACTTGAGAAATCGATAAAATTTTCTGACGACAAGATTGAAGAAATGTTCGATGTGATCGATCCGAAGATCGTCGAGCGTGTTTTGCAGACATATGGGCGTTTCGCAGGATCTGAAAAGGGCGTCGAGGGAGTTCAGGCGCCAAGGCCGACATCGATAATTCCAATTCAACAGCCATCTTTTGGAGGACGATAATGTCAAACATAACAGTAACATATTCATTTACGAACGGCACATCGGCTGACGCGGATCAGGTCAACCAGAATTTCACAGATATCTTGAACGGCCTTTCGGATGGAACTAAGGATATCTCGATATCCGCCATGACATGCGCGGGAACGGTGACATTGAACGGAAACACGACCATAGGAAACGCCGCTACAGACACCATAACTGTGACAGGCAGGGTTTCCAGTGATGTATACCCTATTGCAAACAGCACTTATGATCTGGGATCAAGCTCGCTTTACTGGGCTGAATCCTACGTCACCACGCACTATATCGGCAGCAATGTCAGCATAAACGGGACATCTCCAGCTGCTAAAATCCATATACAGGGTTTGAACGGAGTTGAGAACGGTCTTCTCATATCGGGCGTGTCAGGAGATACATCCGGTGACGGCTATCATATCGGGTACGATTCGTCGAACAACTGCAGGGTATGGACAAAAGATGGGAACAACATCCTGATCGGCGTCGAAAACGTTGAAAAAGTCAAGTTTACGACGACAGCGATGACAATAAACGATCTTGGAAACGACTATGATGTCATAATGAAAAGCAATAACGATGCAAACATGTTCTACCTCAATGGAGGCGACGACAGGATCGGAATAGGTACAAACCCGTCTGCAAAATTTCATGTCCTTGAGAGCGTTGACAGTGCCGTTGCGGCGAAAATTGAGCAGACCGATGCTGACAACCCGTATGGTCTGAACATCGATTTTTCAGCAGGATCGCCGGATGACAATACGAGATGGTTTTTGGCCTGCGAGGATTCAACTGCGTCGCGATGCATCATTTACAGCGATGGGGACGTGTGGACGTCTGATGCTGGAACATTGACATCAGATAAATCCTTCAAGGACAATATTGTCGACACAGAGCCTCAGAAGTCACGTCTCATGGGTCTTCGTGTGAGAAATTTCAAATGGAAGAAATCTTTTCATCCGAAGAAGGACAAGAAAAAGAATATCGGCTTCATCGCTCAGGAATTCGAAAGCCATTTTCCGGAATTCGTTTGCGAGGCGGAAATGAAGGTTGATGGCGAAAAAGTCGTGAAGAAGGGTATAAAATATACCGCCCTGGTTCCTGTGATCGTAAAGGCTTTGCAGGAGCAGGAAGATGATTTGACAGCGATACGGGAAAGGCTTGATGCACTCGAGGCTTCTTGATTTCATATTTCTACTATATTAATGCCGCCGGATTTTTTGTTGAATTCGGCGGTTTTTTTTGGCATGATGATTTTTTGGTTTTCGTTTGTGGATATATGATATGGATATTTGGTTTTTTATCAGTATTATTATGGCGATTCTGCTAATAGCATCAGTATCTTTCTCAATAATAATTTTTAGGCAATATATCAATATAAAATCTGAATTGATCCAAGAATCCCTGAATTGCAAATCTCTAATAAAAGAACTCGGGAAAGTGAAGGAACGGCCCAAATCGGTTGAGCTGAAGGAATTTCTGGGTGATTTGATGAGGGGAGATGCTCTCATTTCGGTACATCGAATCGATGGTGCCGACATGTTTTCGTTCAGCCCAAAAGATAAGGGTATGCTATGAAATTTTTGATTGTTGGCGGGACTGGGACGCTTGGAAAAGAACTTATCAGGCGCTTTTATGACGATCATGAAATCGATGTTTTGAGCCGCGACGAGTTCAAGCAGGCCGCTTTGAGAAAGGTATACCCCAAAGCAGGATTTATTCTTGGAGACATCAGGGACTGGGTTCAAATGAGCCCGATTTGCTATTCGCAGTATGACGCCGTTTTCCACTGCGCCGCTCTGAAACACGTCGATATAGGCGAAAGCAACGTCTCCCAGTTCGTTCAGACGAATTATAATGGGACAGTCAACCTTGCAAAAAAATGCAAGGGGAAATCGAAACTCGTTTTTTTCTCAACAGACAAAGCAGTCCTTCCCATCAATGTGTATGGAATGTCAAAAGCCCTTGGGGAAAGATATATCCAGAGCACTGATCCTGAGGCTGTGATCTTCAGGTGGGGGAATATTCTTGGATCAAGAGGATCGATCCTCGATTTTTTCGCGCAGCGGATTCAAGCAGGATCGACTGTTCCTATAACTGACATGCGGATGACTCGGTTCTGGCTCACGATAAACGAGGCGATCGATTATGTCATGAAAAACTGGCAGAAGGGTATATCAAGAAATCCTCTCATACCTCCCGTGAAAAGCGCGTCTGTCGTCGATGTCGCCAAGGCGATAGGAGCGATTTTAGGAAAGCCTGTAAAGATGAAGGAAATCGGAATCAGGCCTGGAGAGAAACTGCATGAGACTCTCAAGCATGATGCGAACTTCAGCCTGTCGTCGGATACATGCGAAAAGTTCGAAATGGATGAACTCATTGTAAAAATACGGCAGGTAATGAAGGAGTGATGCATGATAGACATGCCGAGATACAATAAAAATGGATCTGTGCTAGTTGTTGGCGGCAATGGGAACATGGGTCAGAGATATTGCAGGATCCTGTCAATGCTCAATGAAAAATGGCATAGCATAGATGTCGGCGAAAACATTGGGACTGAGGCTTTTCATACCGGCATTAAGGGCGTAATAATCGCTACGCCAACTCAAAACCATATCAAATGTTGCTTTGATTATTTGAAATATCCGATTTTGTGCGAAAA